GTTTCAACAAACTTCAAAGCATAATTGTAAGATCTTAATTCAAGTTTACTTTGTAGGGGTTTGAACAAATCGTAATCACATTCCTCCATGGTTAGAGTTATGATTTTATTTTGAAAGTCATAATTGGATCTAGATACTGCTTCTCTGACATCTAAGTGCTCTATCAGGTCGTTTATTGCATACATAATTTTATATTTTTGGTTTTCGTTTAAAAATTTCCTTTCTCTCTTCACAATATACTGGATCAGCTCTGTAGAAGCATAATCCAAATATCCTACAACTGTATATTTGTAGCATTCTAGTAGTGTGTTCTTTGTTAGCAGATTCTCTATCAATTAGTATATCTTTAATAGTTTTAGATCTTCTAATTACGTATTTCCCTATAATCATACATTATTTTTATTAAAAGTGATAATTCATTCTGTTTAACAAACTGTTAACAATCCTACGATCTTTTTTGGGTTAGATTTTAATCCTAAAGAAACGCTTTCTCCATAACACCTAGAATCTAATCTGATACCACTGTTACCAATAATTAAAAATCCAGCACTTATAGCGACCATACCATTTGGAATCACTCTAGAATGCACTACAGTAGCATCAAATATTATGGCGGCTTCTGTAGATGATATGTGTTCTCCTTCTCTAATTTTACTAAGCATGGCTACTATTACGTATTTTATATCACTCATAGTTTTACAGGCTTTTAATTGGAAATTGCTCAAACTTAGTGGTTTCTTCTAATTCCTTATTAATGTCTGAAATCATGTTATGAATGGAAGCTCTATTTAATTCATAATCCTTCATTGACTTTAGTCCTCTTCTAAATTTGGAAATAAAACCAAGTCTTTTATGTTCATCAATCGTTTCTATATCAAAAACACTTACTATTGCACCGCCCACTATCACTAGATTTCGACCAGTTCTATCGTTTTTAATAATTTTAACAATAGTTCCCTCAGAATTTTTTACTTCCATATTTGTAGAATTTAATTTCAAAGTATAAAAATTATGTATTAACGATTGCGTTTCCAATTATGAAAAATAATAGAACTGTATATCATTTGATACGGGTAATATATTTTCTATTAAAGATAGATTAAGATGATATAATAATATTATTGACGATAAAATTGTAGAAAGGGTATATTTTTTGTATAAGAGGAGGCGTATAAAAGTGGGTAAATTAGGAGAATGATAATAAAAGCAATAAACCAACAATAAATAAGCAATTCCATGCGGATATAATAATTAAAAGAAAACAATGAATGATGAAATTGCTGATAGAATTATAATAAAAGAAAATTGCTTGAATAAATCAAGGATTGGCTGGAAACATAATTACAATAATATCATAACAATAGAAAAAATTTCCAATGGAATGATAATAGGAAAAATTATCCAAACCTAATTCCTCGCTGGTTCTACTCTGCGTATGTTTTCTATCTACCCCCTTATAGGGGGGTATGTTCCTTGTCAGAGAACCAGATAACAAATAAAGAATTAAATCAGGATATCATTGATTTATTGTTTAGCTGATCTAATAATGTATTGAGAAATTGAGAATTACATGAAAAATTAATAAAAATTATACAACCACATTACTATGAAACGTCCAAAATAATTATGATAAAAGAAATTATCCAAAACTAATTCCTCGCTGGTTCTGCTCTGCGTATGTTTTCTATCTACCCCCTTATAGGGGGGTATGTTCCTTGTCAGAAGCCTAGCCGCAAAATTTTTAATTCACTCATTGAGAAATATATAATTAGTATGATATTACCGAGTGATCAATTAAAAATAGAAAGAAGAGCTAGGGGTGATTCTAGCATACGATACCATAATCTCAATTGGTACAAAAAATTGTACATAGACGAACTAATAAAACCCAGAGACGACCATACTCCAGACCCATTTATTTTGGGTAGGACTTACACTTTCGTATATGATGATCCTAAGTTTAAAGAGGAGCTGGAATTTTACTCTGCGTTTCCCATAAGTCTTTTTATTGGTTATAGACAGGATAGCGTTGGTAACCCAATGATGATAAATTTGCACTTCATTCCACCCAAAATTAGAGCGGCTGTTTTGGACAAGGTCTTTACTTCTAATATGAACCAAATTGATAAAATAGAGAAAGTTATTAACAGAGGAGGTATTAGTGTAAGAAATCTTAAAAATTCTGATTACCATGCACTTGTTAAAATGCTTAATGGTAGTGGATTTGGGTTTGCTATCAGGAGTTACATTCCCGAAAGAATAAAAACAGAGCCCAGAGCTATATCTCACAGAGACTTGTGGAGGGTTTTAACGTTTTCTAATCAATTCTTAATTAAGAAGGAGGCTAGAGAAATTTATAGGCTATATAAAGCTAGGTTGGGGTTTGAACCTTTCAAAAAAGAACCAAAGATAATACTATAGTTGTAATAAATAATTAAAACGCAAATGATTCAGTCACCACAGTCATCTGATTTTATTGTAGTATTGCCAGACAATTTCTTATATGAGAGAATTAAAGACATGTATAGGGATTGGTTTGATGCAAATAATTGGTTATTCGTTAATATAAACGATTTTTTAGCTTCCACTTTAGTAAGAGCAAATTTTACTGGATTTACCTCTAGTACAAATGAACAGACTAAGGGTAAAGGATCTAAGAAAGTAATGTTTAGGAGCGGAATAAACTTGAGTGAATCCTCAAACAAACAGCTGCAGCTTACCTTTAGAATGACTACAGGATTTCTTAATTACTTCATATTATTAGACCAATTGCAGGCTTATAGCGACTCTGACAATAATTCTGACAATAATTACGTTACAGGTGACGATGCCTTCTTGAACAATCTAACAATGTTCATATTAAACGAAGAAGGGCAAATAGCGTTTGAAAGGATATATGAGAATATAGTATTTTACGCCATAGACGACATAAGTTTAGATAAGGAATCGCTTAAGGTTAGAGACATCGAATTCACGGTTAGATTTTTGTATACTGATTTCAAAATAAAAAGAAATATATTAAAGAGAGTGGACATTACTAATGAAAAATACGTATACTAATGAATGCAACTTTTAATCTAGACAATATAGGAGAGGTCAGTTATGACCCAGATAATCCATTTGTAGAAAACGAATTAGACATATTTGTAGAAGAAATAAAGTTGTGTTTATCTACTGGTAGAGGTAGTGTTATGGGTGCTATGGGTATGGATGGGGACTTAGAAAGGTACATATTTTCTATTGATCCAGACATTAATAGAATACAAAACAAAATTGTGGAATCAATATCTAAGTACTCATTACTAGCAGCTAATTACAACTATAACGTTGAAGTTATGTTTGCTAAAGGAAACATTAGAGAAGTTTGTTTGGTATTGTTAGATATTTCCAATAAATTCAACCCTAAGATTAAAACCACCACCAAAATAGTTATAAGTTAAGTTCTATAACTACTCTATTGTCATTTACCACCTCCACTACGTTGTAACCTAATTTTATGAGTTTAGCCTTTATAATTGTTACTGTACTTAATCCGTTGGTATTGCAGAAATGTATTTTATTACCAACTCTCTTTGCGTACAAGTCTTCGTTTATTTCAGAACACAACTTATCCCTAAGCGACCTCTGGCTCTTAGTCATTAGTTTGTACGGCTCTCTATAAAAGTTGATAACCTTAGTCACAGCAATTTTGGTTTTCTCACAGCTGGTGTGGAAACTATAGTTGATAGGATCCCAAACAGCATTCAAGTTTTTTAATTCTTGAAATAAATTAGGATCCCAATCATCAATATGGAATTTAGCAATGTTATCTTTTAGCATAATTCTTTATTACTTCCAATTCTTCGGCTGAAACGGTATTGGGGATATGGCTTGATTCTATAATGGATAATTTAAACGTTCTATCCAATTCTTCTTCAAATCTTTTTTCGATACCAAGTAGCATTTCATAGGTATCTTTCATTTCATCATTTAGAACGGCAACTTTCTTGTTGTACTCCTCAATGTTAGATATTTGGTATTTACCATTAACTTGCACAGGCTTCCCATCTTCACCCATAGAGACTGATTCTCTATATATACCTTCAAGTCTTTTTTCATATTCCTTTACTTCTGGCGTGTCTGGGGCAGTTTTTAATTTCACAAGTTTTAATCTAACTTGCTCCACTTCCTTAGCAATGATTAAAATTCTCTCAGCAAAAACTTTTCCTTTAATTTTTTTCAGTAATTTCAGATCTTCAATTATAAGATCTATTTGTCCATAATAAAAATTGTTTTTAACCATTTTTTCTTTCTTTTCTTTCTTTAGTTAATTTTAATAAACCTAGCTGAATCACCAGTTCTTCTTTTCTTATAATGTTATTATGTATCTCGTATATAATCTTTTGGTCTAAAAAATTGCTGCTCTGAACTACAGCGTTAGACTCATCTTTCCATCTTCCTACTGTTAAGCCTAATTGGTTTAAATGTGTGGCTTGTTCCAAATTAACGCCATATTTTTTCATTATGGCACTTATAGGTTTTTGAGGCACACCTTGCTTCTGGACGTTGATATTGATATTAATCTTTCTCAACTCCTCTTCGATTATGTCTATAATATTTTCATCGTAATCAGATATAAGGCTGCTATTATAGTCATTCTTTGTGAAAAAAACATTTTTTATAATATCTGAATCGCAATCATAACTATAGTACCATATTCTACCACCATCTTTTATAACTAATGGTACTCTGGATATTTTATCTAGTTTGACTCTACCAATGTATGGTAGAGTCTTATACCCTTTAAATTTAACTAGCAAATTTATTTCATAGATGTCCTCTATTTCTAAATCTAGAATTTCTCCTTGATCTCCTATTTGCTCAAATTCTTCGCTGGGGAGTTTTAAATCCAATTTTATATTAGAGCCAACTAGTTTTTTTATCTTTTTAATCCTATCAGTAATCTTCATTTATGAGGCAATTTTAGTTTAAAAAACCAATTTTCTTAACAGTTTCGAACCTGTCAAATTTGACATAAGCCCCTCTATGATCGTAATTGACGTTTTGTTCTTTCTTACCATTTTCTAAATAATAATTCCAAACACCTGTCTTTTTACCATCAGTAAATTGACCTACTGTTTTTATTTTACCACTAGCATAATACTCTTTAAATTCTCCGTGCAGTTTACCATTTAATCTCTCACACTCTATTCTAGTTCTGCCTTCGTTAATATTAACGACTATTTTACCAGAAATCGTTTTGTCTTCTTTAATCAAGCTAGATTGTAACTCCTGATCTAGCAATTTCTTCAAAACATTTCTAGCTCTTCTGTTTCTGCTGGTTACAGTAATTCTGCTGTTAATATTAAATTCTTTTGCTATGTTTTCTGGACTTTCTTTTAGAATTATAGCTTTATATAGTATATCATACTCCTCTCCAGAATAGCATTTTTTCAGCATGTCTAAAATAAACTCGTGTTGTTTCTCTGGACAATTGTGGAATTCTATGGAATCGTAGTATTTGACGTTGTTCTCCTGTGAATTGTAGTTGTTCTCTTGATACAGGTTATTTTCAAATATGCTGGAGTCTCCTTCTGAGTCATCAAATATCATGTCGCTCTCCATAATCTCGTTTCTTTTGCGCTTCTTTCTATATAACCTTATAGCAGCGTTTTTACTACTAATATAAATCCAAGATAAGAAGCTCTTATCCTTATCAAATATATCTTCTGCTTTCCATATCGTCATGGCAACTTGATCTATGACTTCCTGTATTAAATCTTCGTCGTTTTTTAGAATATTGGAGGATGAACTCCTTACTATAGAATTTAATTCTCTATATATTCCACTAAAATTTTTTTCTGTTCTTGAGTTAAAGAATATCTCTGCGCACTCTTGTACTCTGGTGTTAAATTTTTTGTTCATTTTTAATGTTTGGTTGTTGTTAATTTCAGGTTAACTATTAAAATAAAACTAATCTCCTTAATATGTTTCAGTAAATTATTTTATTTGAATAAATTTTCGTGTTGTTTGTGTATAAGTATTCGTTTAGGTGCGTGTTTACTGTCACCATCCACCATGGATATTATACCCTTTTCTACTAGTGTAGTTATTACAGCTCCAATTCTGTATATGGAATTCTTAGGAGTAACCAAATCCTTAGCATAGACTTTATCCTTTTTAATTAGTCTCTTACTAATCCTTTTTATGGTTTCCTTTTGCAATGGAGTTAATTTCACACCACCATCCTTTTTTTCAACGGTTTTAGCCACCGCAACCTTGCCGAATAGTGCTTTGTGTAGTTCTGGTTTCTTCTCCAACAAATCTTTACTAAATTCTTCTAGAACACGGTTATCTGTTGAATTTTCTATAAAGTTAGAAATTTCGTCTCTGTTTTCTAGGTGTTTGTCCAATTCCACCTCTGTTTCTTCATCATCAAAATCCTCGTTATCTATCCAACATTTAAGCCATTGGATTTCCATGACGTTCAGATTTTGTAAGTTTTTCTTAATTTGTTTGATGTCAGTTTTCATGATACTATTGTTTTTGTTTATTAATAATTTATTTTTTCATTAAGTCTATAAAGTGACTAACGCTACATTTTACCATTTTACCGTCGTTTTTTACCATTTCTATAGGATACTTTGGTGATTTGTTGTTTATTTTGATTGCTGTAGCATACAACCCTTTATCTAGCATGACTCTAGTTTTATATTGTTCTGGTTTTAGCCCATAAAGAAAGCAACTTAAATCCCAGTTTCTTCTTTCAATACTCTCTTCTTTGTCAGCCACAACTATTTCTACAGTAAACTTTGCATTATCTGTTTGATATCTAATAGTTCCAGTGCTTATTTTTAGCCCATACTGCTTAGATATCTCCTTAAATTTCTCCTCAATTGCATCCTTAAAAGTGTTTATTGATTTTGAGTCAAAGCCATCAATCTTACTACTCATAGTCGTTTTAGTACTATTATCTGATTTTGTGCTTTGTTCCTTTACTGGTTCTAATACAATAATAAGTTTATTGCTTTTAGATACTCTTACTAATTTTTTATCTTTTAGATTAGATAAGATTAATCCGAAAGACACGCAGTTTATTCCAAAGTGTTTATCAAAATGATCTACTACTTCTTGTCTGTTTAAACTGTTGTGCTGGTTCTTATTTCTTTTTAAGAACTCCATTAATTTTTGTTGTTTTTCTGTTAATTTCATGATTTCAGTTTTTTGTTCAAATAATTATTTTCAAAAATCGTTCCGTTTTGTAATTTAAATTGCTTCTTATATCAAATTTTTAATTTTTTCATAAACTTCTAGCAATTCTGACGCTTCGTCTAATTTTATGACGCAAATATGACAACGGTGCGAACTCATGACTAGTTGTCATAAATTTAATTAAAAAATACATCTGGCGGAAGTTTCTGATATATTATGCTACTTGCCCGCAGCATCTTGAAAACCATAATATCCTTGACCATTTTTATTGTTCATTTTATAATCAATAATAAGAAAATTTAATAAATATAGTGATAACATTGAGATTTTAGAAATGGAAAATAAATATCACTTTAGCGGTAGCAAAACTAGTACTAGTAAGGATCAACCATTACACCTAACGAAATTCGTAACAACTTGGTTGTTACCAGAAGCGTTAAGAAATAAATATGGTAACGTCCAAGTCATTGACGAACAGTTACAAAACGTTGGTGGTTTAGATGTTGATAAAATGCCAGACACTGTTGAGCAGAAATATTACGGCACTTCTAGAAAATTTGTTGGAACTATTACTGACACGTCCATAACACTTAGCATGGAATTTGAATGTAATTTAGACAGATCTACTGGAGAAATTTATCCTTACGCTCTATTTAGAGATTGGGCTAAATTGTGCTATGACGCTGAAAATGGGTTACAATTGGAGAAATTTGACTACTCTGGTAGCCTAGTGGTTGAGGTTCATGATCTTAAGGGTAAAGTTCTTAGGAAAACCGAAGTTAAAATTATTTTCCCATCTAAACCAGCAAACGAATGGGACTTGAATAGAGTCAATGATAACATCTATAAGTTATCAATGGAATTCGTGGCTGAAAATGTAGAACAAAAATTTATTAAATAGATTCAGGAGAGGGGGCTAAATTACCATCTTTCTCTCCGTTTTATTATCTGCTTTAAGTGGACAGTATTATAAGTGATTTAACGAAATTAATAATATTAAAATAATGAAGAAAGCTCAACCAAGACTGTTTACCCCTAGACAAAATTACAAACCATTTGAATATCCAGAATATTACCAAGACGGTTGGTTACCTCACGAAAATTACCATTGGGTTCATACTGAAATTCCGCACGGTGAAGACGTTAAGCATTTTAACGAAGAGCTATTGGAATTTGAAAGGACAATGATTAAGAAAATTCTGTCCCAATTTGCTGCTGTAGAGTGTGAAGTTAGCGATTATTGGACAGGTGTTGTAAGGAAATACTTTCCTAAACATGAAATTAAACACATGGCTCAATCTTTTGGTGCTAGAGAAGCAACACACGCCGCAGCATACTTCTATTTAAATGAGGCTTTAGATGTAGTTGAAGAATCTAACCAATATCTAGAAGATAAAAATCTCTCTGACAAATTGGAAGTTTTAATCAATGCCAACTTAGAAAATTCTAAGGGTGAATTGGATTATAATAAACTTGCGCTAAGTTTAGCAGCATTTAGTGGAATAGCAGAAGGTGTTACTTTATTTTCATCTTTTGCAACACTATTATCATTCTCTTCTAGAAGTCAAGGTTTATTCCCTGGAATTTTCCAACAAATAAGTTATAGCGTAAGAGACGAATCTTTACATTCTAATATGGGCTGTAGGTTATTTAGACAGATGTGTAGTGAAATACCAGATCTATTGACTAGAGAATTTAAAGACACTATAATTAATGCGGCTAGGGTTGCAATGCAATTAGAAGAAAATTTCATCAATGAAATATTTGGTGATAATAGACTACCAAACCTTACTAAAGAAGAACTCATTAATTTTATGAAGTATAGAATTAATGATAGAATGTATGCTTTAGGTATTGAAGAAGAGGTTTATGAGGTAGACGAACAAATGATGAGAAGCATGGAATGGTTTGAGATGTCAATATCTGGAACTATGAAAAAAGATTTCTTTCACATCAAACCATCAGAATATGGAAAAAGCGAATCTAATTGGGATTTAAGTGAACTATAAAAATAAAGTTAAAATATGACAGGTAATATGAAAAGTTGGAAAGTCGGAATAGACTTTCCTGAATGGGCTAACAACACTGATTTTTTTACAATGATTCCAGACTATCTCATGGAAGGAGAAAAACCAATTGATGCTTATAAAAGGGTTAGTAAAAGTTCTGCCAAATATTTAGGCATGCCAGAGCTTGCTGATGAATTTTTCCAAATGATATGGGATAACATTTTATGTTTGTCAAGCCCAGTGCTATCCAATTCAGGAACTAAGAGAGGATTGCCAATATCTTGTTTTGGAATACACGTTGCTGATGACACTAGTGATATAGGCATGAAATTGCATGAGCTTATAATGATGAGCAAGATGGGTGGTGGAGTAGGAATGGATCATAGTGATATTAGGGGTGCTGGATCTCCTATATCTGATATTGGAACTAGCGATGGAGTTAGACCATTTATTAAGATGGCTGATACTGTAATAGTAAACATGAAGCAGGGCAAAGTTAGAAAAGCCGCTTCTTCTTCTAGTTTGAACGTTAGACACCCAGATTTTTTCAAAACCTTCTTAAATATGAGAAGACCAGAAGGTGACGTTTCTTTACAGATGCAAAAAATGCATCATACTGCTGTCATTCCTGATGAATTTATGGAAAAGGTTGCTGTTAAAAAACCAGAAGAAACCAAACAATATTTGGATATACTAAAGACTAGGCTAGAAACAGGAGAATCTTTTTTATTATATGAAGGTAACGCCAATAAAGCTAATCCTCCAATGTATGCTGAGCATAACTTGAAGGTTCGGCAAACTAATATATGCACCGAAATAATGCTGCATAGTGACGTTGATCATAGTTTTGTATGTTGTTTGAGTAGTTTAAATTTAGCCAATTATGACAAAATAACTGACAGGCATATAAAGTTAGCGATTTACTTTTTAGAAGGATTAATGAGTGAATTCATAGATAAAGCATCCAAGATTAAAGGTTTTGAAAATTCTGTGAGATTTGCAGAAAAAAGTAGGGCTTTAGGATTAGGAGTATTAGGATGGCATTCATTTTTATTACAAAAAGACTTGCCGTTCATTTCCCCAGCATCTACTGGCTGGACTAAAATCATATTTAAAAGAATACAAGATTTGACTCTTGAAGCTAGTCAGGAATTAGCTGTAAAATTTGGCGAACCTGAATGGTGTAAAGGTCATGGCGTTAGACACACTCATAGAACAGCCATAGCACCAACGGTTTCTAATAGCATATTACATGGTGGGTTTTCAGCAAATCATGAACCGTATCCTGCTGTTATATGGAGTGAATATACTGCTAAAGGACTTATGTTTAGAAAAAACAAGTACTTTGAAAAATTGCTTGTAGAAAAGGGTATGGACAATCATGAGATCTGGAGAAAGATAATGGATGACAATGGCAGCGTTCAAAACCTTGATTTTTTATCTAATGAAGAAAAGGAAAATTTTTTAACTGCTATGGAAATTGATCAGTTAGAACTTGTTAAACAGGCTGCTGCACGACAAAACTATATTGATCAAGGCATGAGTTTAAACACTTTCTTTCCTAACAATGCCACACCAAAATACTTGTTTAACGTTCACTTGGAAGCTTGGAAACTCGGTATTAAATCAATGTATTATTTAAAAAGTGACAGTCCACTATCGGCTGATAAGGTAAGGAAGTTAGAAAGTAATTCTTGTATTTCTTGCGATGGCTAGAAACCAGAATTATCATTATCAATTTTTTAAAAAATTAATTATGTTTAAATTTAAAGTTGTACTGTTTATCGAATTGAGTAAAGAATTTTCCAAGTTGGGCAAATCTGGTCTCGAAACCTATGGAAATCAACCTGACGAGATAGAACTAAAGCTTAATACTACTAAGTTAGTTTTAGACTCAAAGGCTTTATCTAGTGGCAAAAACATAGAAATAATGTCTTATTTAGTTACTGCTCAAGGTGATGGTGTAGTTGTTAAAATTTCAGAAGTTAAAGAGTAGTGTTTTTCAGGTTACTATTCTATTACCTGTTTTTGGTGTTTTGTTCGTATTGTGGGAACTATTAGTTCCCACAATACTTATACATTGATGAGGGAACTCATCGTTCCCTCATCATCCCAAAAATTAACTTAACTTAACTAACCAACTAACTAATTAACCATTTTAAAAATTACTTTATTTATCACAATAACAGATAAACCAATCAGGTTATTAGTATTCATGCTCGCTACACCACTATAATTCTATCAAGTATTTTTCATTTCCAGCTGGGTAAATCCTACTGTAACCCCTCTCTTGCATTATTTGTCGCTCTGTTTTACTTGGATCATATCCATTAGCAACTAATTTCTTTTTCTGAAATTTTTGCCTACTATACGTTTCATGTTTCTTTCCATAAAAGTAACCTATACTATGACCGTGCAACTTCATGCCTAAATCTAAGTATACTTTCCCAGTAAATTTTTCTACGTTGTTATAGCTTATAACTTTAATGCAACCAATCAGATCAACCAATTGTTTAAATAATTTTTTAGAGCCGCCGACCACTAGACTCCCTCGCTTAGTACACAATCTGCCTATCTCATAATGATCTTTATTTTTGGTAAACGTCATGATCATAATTATTTCCTCACCGTCTTTTAAACACAATGCTTTGGTAGAGGGAACGTAACCTTGGAAGTGGTTATAATTGATAAATTCTCTTTCTTCATTTATGCTAGGTTCATGCAACTCTAGTTTTCTCGCATAATACACGCTTTTATTGTCTGATACTAAGTTTAATAAGTAATCTTCACACTTTTGCCTTTCTCTAATCCATTCGCTTTCCCAAATGGTTATGAGTCTTACACCCTTTTCTTTACACTTCAAGTACTTGTTATAATGATACTTCTTTCCAACTTTATCTACAGAATGCCAATATAAGCCATTGTATTCTATAGCTAGTTTTAATTCTGGTAAGTACAAGTCCAATTCTAATCCATCTAAGATCTCTCTATCATTGAACCGAATTTTACCATTGTAATTGCTGCTTATGAATTTACCTAGTTCTAACTCTCCCATAGACGTGACATTAGCCATGGTGCAAGTTGGACAACTACCACCACCATTAATAGCTACATGGTACTCTGCCACAACGGTGAAATAACCATGTTCTTTGCAGTTTATGGTGACTTCATTCTTATATCCAGTATAGTTACACTTTTCATAACTAAATTTGTCACCAAACATACTCTTAGCCTTCTTAATATACTCTAAGTTACTCTTTCTATGCTTATTTTCACTCCTCCTTCTACCACAGGTGGGGCAGCCCATGCCTTTGTTAGTATGGTTGGTTGGAAGCTGTTTGAACTGACCGTGTTGCTTGCAAATTATGGTGACGTTGGTCTTAGAGTTTTTATAATTCAGTGCAGAATAGTCATACTTATTGCCGTGCACAGCTATAGCTTTTTTAACAAAGTCTTTCCTAGTGTAAGGTAACAAGTGTTTATCATTACAGTGTGGACAACCAGCCTTCCTTTTATGAACGTGCATTAAAGGTGATTGCATAAATGATCCATGTTGCTTACAAACTATTTCTACTTTGGTTTTATTATTAACGTAATTAACCCTAGAGTAGTTATATTCGTTGCCATGAATTTTCTTAGCCTTTTCTAGAAATGCTTTAAATTTGTCGTTCATATTATATATATTGAAAAAATTATGTAATTGAACAGACGTTTCTTAAAGAACAAACATAAAAAAGGAGGCAAATTTGCCTCCTTTTAATCTATATAATAAAATCAAACTACCTATTAGATAATTGACTGTCCAGCAGCTTCTGTAACAGTAAAGGTAAGATAGTTAAATTCTGGATTAGTACCAATTGCGGCAAGTTTCATTCTAGATTTCAATACTGAAACGTTAGACATTAAACCTTCGGCGATAGTATCAACCTTTTCAGCTAAAATGTAATTGATCATTTTCAACCCAGGATCAGATTCAGTTCCTTTTCTTCCTAAACTAATTCTATTATCCTCTAGACCCATCATTGGATCTTCAAATAGATTAATTTTTCTGAATGAACCTACCTCGTACAAGTTTTCGTTCTCAGCTAAGTTGTTTTCAAACGGAGCTGCTTGGAAAGATCTTGTATCTTGAAGTGCAGAAGAAATTCTAGTGTTAGTAATTGCAACATTGGCTTTTCCTTTTCTACATCTGTGACCTACAACACCAGAACCGTAAGTAGCTCTACTTATAATTCTTCTCTGCATAGATGGCAAGTTATCACCGTTAGTGGTAGAAACTAAAGCACCTGTAGCAGCAGGAATTGATCTTGTAACACTCTTGTCATCTACGAAAGTAGTTGCACCACTTTGAGCAGTTGCGCTAATATGTAAATTTAAGTTTACTCCAGCGACCTGACTAACATTGTAGTGATGACCCCAACCGATAGCGTAATGAGTATCAACAATCTCATTGTTGATGTTTTGATCTAACTCATTAGCAATTGTGTCATATGCTACTTGTTGTGCGTCTACACCCTCTTCCATAGCTAAATCTTGCAACATCTCAATTGTATAACCAATCTTAACGTGGAAAGTTTCAGCAGAGAAGTTTTCGCTCCATTTGTGAAGACCCATACTTCTGTATCTAGCTGATTCACCTGTAGCTCTGTTCATAGGAGAAGCTACCTTTTCACCTTTAGATCTATTAACTCCCCAAGCTTCATTGTCTGTTGCACCTGAACCAGCGTAACCAGAAACAAAGTTAGTGTAAGCATTAACGTAATTAATACTAGAAGCAACAAACCCTACAAAGTTAGTAGCATCAGTATAAATACCTGCTCCACTAACAGGAGTGTCTAATAAAGTAGCAAGAGCACCTGCACCTGTAACTGCCCCAAGTCTAAAGATTGCATCTCCAGCTTTACGGTCTTTACCGACGTATATTAACTCTAATAGAGTGTTTCCAACGTTGGCATCTAATACATCATAACTAGTTCCAACTTCCAGATCTGCTACTGTACCAGTAACGTCTAATTTAACTTGGAACAATTCTGGCATGTCAGCAGAAGCAGTAGAATCTAATTTTCCATCAGCGTATACTGGTTCTAGAATGTTTACAAGCATGTTACTCTTAGTAGACTGTAAGGTGGGAACTAAATCAAAGCCCACTGTATTAGCCATACTGTCGATAAACACACCAAATAAACTATCAAATTGTTCTCCACTACCTCTAGCAGTATCAGATGGATTAGATGGGTTGTTCCCAAAACTAAAAGCACCTCTACCAGGAGTATTAGCTTGCGTTGCTGATTCAAATAATTTTCTTACTTGAGCAGCCTCGCAAATTCTTCTTAATTTAGACTCAGAGACATCTTTGATGCCTTTTGAAGCTAAATGAGCTTTGATCTTTGGACTCCAAGCCTCAAAGATTCTTTGCTTAACCATTTTATTTTTTAAATTCATCTTTTTAATTTTTATACCTTATCTATTTTTTAGTAGAAATATACCATTTTAGTCTATGAGCATCATAGATGAGAGCACATTATCAACAGCTTCAACAGCTTCATATAACCTGTTAAATGTTATCTTCTCATTTTTGGATTCACCTAAGAAAGTTTCTATTCTATTAACAGTGTCTCTGCCAGAATTCATAATCTGCTTTATTTGGCTTTCTGATAAAGAATGCAAGTAAGGTTTGTTTGATGAAAATGCTCTAACTGACTTGTCAATATATTTAGAAATTTTGTTTTCATTAAGGTTCTCTTCCTTTTTGATTTTGTCAGTTACAGGTTTGATCTTACTAATACTTTCTCCCATGTCTTGAAGTTTCTTCTCAACTTCTACATGGAATCTTTCTATTCCACCGACTCTGTTTATAGACTCTAACATTGGTTTTAAAGATTCTAAAGCCGCACTCTGCTCATTGTATTTTTTAACGAGTTTATTGTGACTTTCTGTTAAAGTTTTTAAGTTCTCTTCTAATACAAAAATGTGCTTGGTAGAATTCCTTCTAATACTCTTAGCTTTAGATTCTGATAAGTTAACCGATCTGTCGATTAATTCTCCTTTGTTGTTAGAAATTTTCAGTGATTCTTTGAGTGACTTAGCAAGTTTTACATCTTTAAGTCTATTCTCATTCAAACCCTTTAGCTCTGATGAAATCAACTTTTTGACCTTACCTTTAAAGTCTTCTACGTTCTTAATTTGATCAGCTTTAACGAATGTTTTACTCTCATTCATTCTACTGATCACATCATTCTTGATAGAATTTAACCTTCTTTTAACTTCATTAAGTTTGATTCTTTTAACCCTGTTTTTTGGTAGAGGTAATAAATCTGATTCTTTTAATGTAGAACTTTTCCCATCTCTCCACTGAACCACTTTACCATTCTTGCTTTCATTAAGAACTGTTGCAATGCTTCCAAAGGCAATTATATCATCACCAACTTTAGGCTTTCTTTCTTTAACAACATTCTTTCTGGATTCAGATAATCCCCCCAGAGTTTCATTAATCAACTCGTCAGCATCTTCTTGAAATTGTTTAATGTTCTCTTCTTGGGTAGGCATGATGTCTTCTATAGCCTCTGATAAGCCAAACCAATCGCTCAATGTTTTTTTATCGGCAGATTTGGTGAAGTAACTAATAAGCTGGTTAGATTTTTCTTCTACATCCTTAGCTGAACCGTCCTTAATTAACTCTGAATAAGCCTCGTTAACAAGACTTTCATCCCAGATGTTACTAACCATATCTTCAACAAGTTTATTATCAATTTTGCTATCGGATTCATTTAAACCTTCAACATCTTGTCCCATATTGTTCTTACCAATGTTCTTAGCATCCTCAATATTCTCTTCATCCTTATCAGATGTGGTGTGTTCTACGATCTCTGATTCGCTTAGGCTAGATTTCATAGCGTTATGCAAGTCAGAATCTGGGTCTAGACTATCTAATATAGTTTTCAAATCATCTTTGTCAGCTTTTCCGCCCTTTATGTGAGTAGACATAGAATTGTACAGGTCTGAGTCTGGATCCAAGTTGTTTTGTATAGTAACCAAAGCATCCTTACTTTCATTTAACTTACGTTTTCCTAGTCTTTTGCCTTCATACAATGCAACTACTTTTTCAAATTCATCTGGTGAAACCATGACTTCTTTACCAGATTTTTCAAAAGCATAGTCCTTTCCTATGAGACCTTTATATTTGTAATAGTCGTGTATGTTGCCTTTATTGATTAGGTAAAGCCCACCTACAGTCAAAGAACCATCCTTTAAAGAACCATGCTGAAGTGTGCCCTCTTTTGATTCAAACAAATTAACTGCATCATCAAAATCTATTCCATATTTCTTTTTAAATTCATCATGGGCAGCATCTGAAATAGCTTCAAAACCCCATTCAGGTTTATTGCTTTCTACATCTTCCATAATTTTATGGTAAGCATCTTCAACTTCATTGCAATTTTTAAAACTGTGTTTAGACTCATCCATTGAAACAACTTTTCCAAATTCATCTGGAGAAACTATTATTTCTTGACCAGAGTTATCAAAAACAAATCCGTCTCCTGCACGACCTTTATATTCACAATAAGCTTCCATATCCCCCTTTTTAATCATGTAAGATTCACCTACAACCATAGAACTACCTTCACTCTTAGATTCCCCAAGATCATTATTGCTACCCTTAGCATCTAAGTGCGCCTGCAACAGATCGAGGTATTCATCCATCAAACCAATATCTTCGAGTTCATCTGCAGGAAGTTGCACATCATCAACAACTCCAGCCGAAGTAATTCTTAGTGAACCATCCTCTTCTTTAGTATAATTTACTTCAACATCCCCATCTGGAGTATCTTTTAAAGTAACCTTAGCTTCTGAAAGATTTTTTGTCTTTTTCATTGCTGATTCATTAATGCCTTGTTTTTTTAAATAATTTTTAATTTCTTCCTCAATATCTTCTGGAAATTCCATAGGAGATTCTTTGAATTTTACAATTTTGTTGTCTTCCAAAGTCTTTTTCAAATTGCTATCATGCATAAAAGCTAAATACCAACCAATACCATATTCACTAGTAACCCCTTGTTCACCGTTTCTTTTAATCTTTCCAGTTTTAACGTCATAATCATAACCCACATAACCCCTTCGTTCGTTAGATTCGTTCAATTTTCTTTTCTTAGATTCGCTAAGATCAACTTTATCCGCCACCAATTTTTTGATATAATTTTTGTAGAATTTGTTAAAACCTTCATCATCATCTATTTCTGAATGTATGTCAGCAAAATCAGTACTGCCATACTTAGCCTCTAATTCTTTACCATAATGTTCTGTAATTAAAGACTCCAATTTACCAGCGTAGCTAGAATTCTCACCAGCTAATTTAAATGCAGCTTCTGCTGACATTGATTCATTAAGTTTCTTAGATTCGCTAAGATTTAATTTCTCAACTTTGCTGCGATCTGATGCTTTGACAAAAAATGTAGAAAGACCCCCCTCAGCATACTCAAATGCCATATCAATACCGTTGTATTTGAATAAAAAAATGTTTCCCATTTTCTTATATGGTTTGTTAAAATCTAGTTTCTTTTCAAGTATTTCTAATTCTTTAAAATTGTCTTCACTATTAAAGAATACAATTTTATCTGGATCTTCTTTTAATAGTGAAGAAACGTCGGTAATTGTTTCTAAGTTATCTTCTCCACCATATTCTTCAGTACCTAAATCTGCTAGAGTAATACTCATAAATTCTATTGATTCGTTCAATTTTTTCTTTTTAGATTCATCTAGAGCAAAAACTTCAAACTCTTTAAATTTTGATTCATCTGTTAAAGTGGATTCTGAATCCATGTCGCTATAAACTCCAACTACAGACTTGCCTTTTCTGAATAATTGTAGGGCTGCATCTCTGTCTAATGTGTTGGATTTGTTATAATGTGGTTTGTCTGTTTCATTCAAATCTTCTGTTTTGTCTACATAACCAGAATTTTTGAATTCATCCTGACCCATCTCAACAATTTTTTCATCGCCTTTCCAAAGTTCTACAACTTCATTATTGAATTTGGCTTCATATTCACCAGCTTCTACAGTTATTCCACCAAATTCTTTCGATTCGAAATATCCCACCTTGAAATCTGGTTCACCATTTTCAGATTCATCAAGAGTCATAAATAACTCTCTATAACTAACTCCATATTTCTTTAAGAACATTTCGTCAGCCAAATCATCTGCTTCATCCTGTTCGCTGCTAGAAAGCTCTTCATCATCATAAAGTTCTAGATCATCCAATGCCCTAAGATATATTGGGTGATAAGCTTTTTCAAGTTCTCCAATATTTTTAAATGTCTTGTTTTCATTCAGATTTTTACGTCTAATTTTCAATTTGTTACCAATTGTGATATTTTCCATTAGATCATGAGCCTCATCAAGTTCTGAATTGCTAATTGGCTCTAATCCATTCTCATCGTATAATGAAATGTTTATGGAAAATAATACTGGCAGACTGTCTGTAGTTCTTATGTGTTCGGCATCATTGTACATGTGTCCAATTTTTAATCCAGATAATACATTTTCAACGTCTTGTGACTTTAATTTAGACGACTGTAGAACTGATTCGCTGTTACATTTGATTTTGGCGTTAACATCAATAGAATCAGCGCAAATACTAAGTTTAATTTCTTTTGGTTCTAATCCTAATCCCAGCAACAAGTTTTCAATACTACTACCAGCATTAGTCGCCTTTTCTAACATTTTGTCAAAGTTAGCCACTTGTTTTTTGCTCCTATTATACTTTTGTAAAGCCCATCTGTCCTTTGACACGTACACGCTTTCATTAAGATTTAAAGTGATTTTTTTACCATTGTTTTTCATTGCTGTTTCTTTTCTTTGTTTTAAAATTTCAATAACATTACTTTTTTCTGATTCTGTCATTTCCACTACAGTAGTATTATTATCTTGCTTTAAAACATTAAGTTTAGCAAAAGAAAATCCTGGAGTTGAAACGATGTCGTATGTGAAGATTGTATCAATAGTTGCTTCCTTACTGTCTTCATCGTAATATCCAACAGCTCTTGCGCTGATAGATAACTTACCCCCACTATTAACAATAGCAATTGCATCGCAACCACCACCAATAATAGTTGGTATTAATTTTATAATTATTTTTACTTTTTTTGATTCTTCGTCATAGTACAACTTAGTTACCATGTGACTAACTTCCTTCATTTTGACGAGATAGTCTTCATCATGATCAAGTGCACCGAATAGCCTACCCTCTTGAATCCAAGGTTGTAAACTCTTAACTTCTTCTAAGTAGGCATCTTTGTTGTACCATCTGTCGTTTTCATTTAAACTATTTGAGTCTAAGAATTCCGCAACATCACCTTCTAATAGTATTGTTTCATTGCTATCTTTAGACATTGACAACCCCATGCTTTCATAGAGTTTTGTATTATTAACTTTCTCTCTTTTTACAACAGATAAGTTAATATTCTTGTTTTCAAAAAGCCAAACTAGTTTCTTGCTCATTACTATAGTACATTAATTATCATATTTATTCTCTGTTGAATAATAATTTCTTAAACCAATACAAAGGATAATCACTTAGTAATTGTAAATTTAGAATTGCCACTAGTGTAAATTATTAAGTAACCTCTTTCTTTCATAATTTGATTACCAGTCTTGTTTTTATCAAATCCGTCTTTAATCAATTTAGCTTTCTGAAATCTTCTTCGGTTGTGTCTAATTAAGTTTTTACTATAGAAGAAACTTTCAGAATCTTTTTCTTTCTTCATACCCAATTTTTCATACACCTGTCCAGCAAATTTGTCCCTGTTATTATAAGATACTATTTTGCTCCAAACCACCAAATTCTTTATGTTACTAAACAATTTTTCAGAACCCCCCACAACAATGTTTCCACTAAGCGTACATATTCTACCAATTTCATAGGTCGACCCTTTAACTTTTCTAAGTGATAATAGTTGTATCAATTGTTCACCATCATATAACCCTAAACAAACACTAGATGGGAAATAACCTTGCAAGTGGTTTTTATTTAGAAACGTTATTTGTTGCGATCTATTCACTTCTTTCATTAACAGCTTCCTCGCATAATAAATTTTTTTCTTTAGCAATAAATCTCTTAAATATGATTTTATTTTTTGATTATTCATTAACCATTCGTCTTCCCAGATCATTATTAACCTTATACCTCTGTCTTCAAAAAATTTACTTTTATCGTAGTGATAATTCTTTTCTTTTGATTCGGTTGAGTGCCAATACATCCCATTATATTCAAATGCTATTTTAAGTTTTGGTAGGTATATGTCTAGTTCATACTTTTTAAATTCTCTAGTTCTACCAACTATCTCGCCGTTGTAATTAGACTTAATGAACTCTAACAGTTCGTATTCTTTTTCACTATTACCGTTAGAACAACGGTTACAACCCATCCCTCTAGCATGATTCCCAGCTATTTGTTAAAACCAACCATGCTTATTACAATAGATTCTTATACTTCCTTTAATTAGGCTATAAGAATCATAATCATATTCATACTTCCCTTCGTGAATCTTATAACAAGAATTAAAAAACTCTGAAGAATCATTTATATTTTCATCAGACATTTTATTTATTCCACAAGTGCCACATCCCATTCCTTGCAAGTGGTGATCTGGTCTTTGATCAAATTCTCCGTGGTCTGGACAAGTAATAATTATTTTACTTTTATTATTGGCGTACTCAACCAAGTCGTAATTGTATCTGTCGCCATGTACAAATATTGCTTTATTTATAAATTCTTCAGTATTGCTAGAACTAGTGATTTTTTGATTTTCAATACCACATTGCCTACACCCATATTTTCTTGGGTCAGTATGGTTACCAGCCATCTGCTCAAATTCACCATGGATTCTACATTCTATAATCACTGGTTTACGATATCCAAGGTATCTAGTTTTACTATACAGATAGGTATCTCCATTAATTAATTTGGCTTTTTTAATGAAATCTTTTGTCTTTTTGTCCATAGAAACTTTAGGTATTTATTTGGAAAAATAACCCACGTCTTGCGTTAGAGTTTTGTAAATAATCTCAAAATATCCACCCCGTATATGTCGCTATCACAGATTTTATGAAACTGATAGAATTTTTGATATTTTATTATATAACTTAATGTTAATTAAATACGGTGTAAAAATGATCAAAAGACTAAAAGGTGTTAGAAACACTAACAAAGAATTATCTTCTGATGGGGTAATTTTAGATAATCATAATAACTATGATATTAATAATTATAATTCTAGAAGCCATGACATTAGTGTACCATATATAGCCTCTACACTATCTAAAATCTGCAGATTTACTGGACACATTGGTAGTTTTAGTAAAATGAAAAGGACTTTTGAATCTGATGAAGGTTTAAAATTTTCCATTCCTGAATTTACAGACGACATTTATAGTGTTGCCCAACATTCTATTAAAATGGCTGAATTTGCATTGATAGGCTTGGGTGATCCTAAGTTAGCCATGGAATGCCTGTTACACGATGCTGTAGAAGTTTTAACTGGAGATATAGTATCCCCAATCAAATTAAAATTTAAGTCAGAGATTAAACCTATAGAAAACGTTTTGGAATCCGAGATCATGTTATCGTATGGTTTAGAATTTCCATTAGATTCTAGAGTTAAACAGATAGATTTAAACATGTGTGAATTCGAAATGACTTTTTTAATAAAGAACTTTGAATTTTTTGAGGGTTATTGCATGAAACCTTCTCAAGCTGCTGCAAGATTTGTAGAAATGTTTTACGCCATAATGGTTATGTTAGACTATGATAAGAAAGAACTAGTAACTGACAATGGGTCACATTCTATTAAAGTTTCAGATATAAATAAAAAAGATGTTGCACAAGATGTGATAAAATCTGATATGAGTCAACCCTTACTTATAACCTTAAATTTAGGTTACATATTAGAAGAATACGAATTTGCTCTAAGCCCTTGCAAGAATTCTAATGGAGTTAAATACTACTTGGTAAATTTAAAAGAGAAAACCTATTTACCTGTGTCTGGCAATTATATTCTAAACAGAGAATGTAAAGTTATTTCTGCCAATACAGAATTATTGGGGATATTAGACACTAAATGTTAGGTTATTTTGTTATCTCTACCATTGTCGGTAAACAATTCTCTCAATAGTCTTTCATTTTCTTCCCTTAATTGCCTAGAAAGTTTTTTGGAGATTATTGTTATGGATTCATTAAATTCTTCCGCATCTTCACCAGAAATTGCACCATAACCAAAGAAGTCTTTATATATCTCCGCCAGATTAGTTTCATGCCTGTCAAAATCTACAGATTCTATGTTAAAGTTATTATTTCTATTTGAATTATCTTCTGCCATTAGTCTAGGGTATTAATTTTGCTTAGCGTTTCTTTAGTTTTGTTAGCAATTTTTTTGTCTTTAGGAATATTACTAGTTGCATTTACCAAAGCTTTCTGGTGAGCCATCTTTAATGGACTTAATATTCCTACAGCACTAGTTATAGCGAATTGTTGCTGATGAAATTTCTGTAAATCTTTATTTATTTTTTCAATAGCCGCCCATAATTTGTCAAGTTGGTTTTTGTTT